CAGAGAACCTCATGCTTCCATTAACTTTGGTATTGCTGATTTACTAGAAGATAAACACCGAGCCAAGAGTGTTTTGTTAAACTTAGCGTTCATCGCGGCCAAAGACAAAGCTAATCCGTTATATTGGTATAACGATAATGTCGCTGATGTTTCGTCTTTCTTTTCAAGGCAAATCAACCAACATATTAAATTAGAAGCTAATGCCATCGGGGATAACTCAGTAGGACCGATTAATACTCAAGAGCCAATGTCTCCTGAATTAATCCAGTTTATTTCATTACTTCAACAAGAAGCCAATGACCCAGTAGGCACAGGGGTGAGTCTCTCTCAAGATAGCCCTGAGCGTACAGCAACAGCTAAAGCCATTGATCAACAATTAAACGATATGGCGCAGAGTTTACAGTCGAAGATTTTACAATTTGGTGAGTCTGAGTTTTGGTCGCATTGGTTTCATCGCTATGCCAAATACGGCCCAGAGTTAAAAGATAAGATGGCGAATATTGTAGGTGTGAACGGAATTACCTCAGAAATGATTGATATGAAGAACTTTAGTACAGACTTTCCCCCTGGATTTATGGTCTTTAGTGCTAAGGAAGCGGAGTATAAGAATCTCGTGAAACGTAGAGACTGGATGCAACTTTACCCAGAACTTGCTCAAACAACTGATCCTGATGGGTTTAGGAACTGGAATAAACATATCTTTATGCCGTTAATGGTGGAAGATCCGAGTTTAATCGACATAGTTTATCCGAAAACCATAGATGAATTAAAAGCCGAACAGGAGAATGAGCAGATAGTTCAAGATCAAATGCCGGAAGTTTTACCTACAGATAACCATATAACGCACATTTACACGCATAACATGATTCCACCAGGTAAACGCACTTGGTCGATGTGGTTTCATTTGGCAGCCCATGAACAGGCTTATGCTCAACAAAAGGCCATGGAAATGGCAGCTCAACAGATGGAACTACAAAGTGGTGGACAAGAAACAAGTGGTTCTAATAAAATAAATGTAGGGGCTGAGAAAAGGTCACCGATGGCGGCGGCCAGCCCAGTAAAGACAGAAATGAATCCGTCTAACTCATTAATTAACAACAATCAACAATAATATGAAGAAAAAAGAAGAAAAGGTTGAGGAAGTGGTTAGTACTCCTAAAGTAGAACCCTTTACTTTGGATACTGATTTTGGCCGTACCGATCTCAACGAAGCATTTGCTAAAATTGCGGCTGAAATCAATAAACTGAAAGGACACTAAAATGGCGAAAGATTATGCCTCACCACAACCAGTTGATAGACTTGGCCGTCAAGTAGGAACAGAACAAGCAGGAGCAACACCCGCTTTGACAACCAATACGAGTGGGGCTTTGCTTAGTTCAATGGTTGCTTTAGATGGCCGCGCAACTGTGATTGAAGTTGCAACCACAGGAAGTGGTGCTGCTGGAATTAAATGGTGGGGTAGTGTTATTGGTTCTGATAATATTCACCCAAGTATGTTAGTCACCAATCCTGACAATGTAATTCCAGGAAACTCACTTAGACGATTTGTTATCCCTCAGTCAGTTGCTGGGATTGCAAATATAGGCAGTGTGATTGGTGGCTTGGGTAAACAAAATGGACTTTACCATCAAGTAACAGTTATGCCATTGATGGCTACTAATGCAACAAGTATTGTCATAACGCAATACACATGAAATCACTAAAAGCTACTAATAATTGGATTTCCAAACAGCAACTAAAACAAATGAGTGCTAAACCGAAAATTGAAACTCCAAAATATCAAGGCAAAGGAACTCCCGCAAGATTAAATACCGCAGCAGAGAAGCATATGTTTAATAGTAAACATAGTTAGGTCGAAACTATTAATTAAAGAAAGAAAAAATTATGGCAATTCGTTTACCACTTCAAGGTGTGCTAAATTATCAAGAAGTTAACGGCAATACTCCGGGTGCTAGTTCAGTGGCTGGTGGAACTCCATTAACCTTCACATTACCACAAGATACCGATAATGTTGTTGTGAAAATGACGGCTTCAGTCTCAGGTGGTGGTTATAGTGCTTTGTTTCAAACCACTGATGATGGCGGAGTTACTTGGTTTGATGTTGCAAGAACCTCAATCGTATCTAACACCGCAGGAAACTACAACGCACAATGGCTTTCAGTTCCAGTGATCAGTCCTGGGATTAATCCTCAAACAACTTTTGCAGGGGCTTCGGTTGTTGGTGGAACTATTGGGACAGCAGCAGCTTCAACGCTTGGGGCACGTGCAGTTTCGGGTTTACCAATTCTCTCTCCATTGAATCGTATTTTCCTGATTTCGACAGGTACGATTACCGCAACCTCAATCATTTCTGTACAAGTTAAAGCTAATTCACAATCGGCCACAGCCTAATTCTATCCTATGAATAATTCCTTTATTGCAATTGAAAATGTCAAATTAGATCTCGAAACTCCTGTAGATAATACAGTGCAATATCGAGAACGTGAAACTGACTTAATGGCAATAGTGGATGCCTTCGAGGAGATAGGAAAGAGTCGGGCATGGAGTGTGTTAAAAGATAAGATTTTCGACGGAGTTCTAATTAGTTTAGAACGCCGATTGAAAACAGAAATTAAGAAAAAACCTTTGAATGGGCCGCTCATCCACTCATTGAATGGTCAGATCGAATGGGCAGAAAAATATACTAATTTTGATACTCTCGCGTCAATTTACAAGCTGGAGTTATCAAATATAAGGAAAAAACTAAATGCCACTTGAACGGCAAGGAGCTAAATCCACCTCCTATACCAGAATGAAACCCCATGTTATTGGGGGAGTATGTGAGTTTTGTGGGGTAATCGATAATACACAACCATCGGAAGTTCAATATCTACTTTGCCAACACTTTGTAGATATAGGGGAACTGAGATGTACCTATTGTCCTGAAACAACCAATCCGGTTGAAGTAATCAAGAAAGCGGATATTAAAGTGCATGAACATCCAGACAGGCCAGGAACCTGGATTGCTGTCTGTGATTCATATAATTGTGCAAAGGCTCACGAGACTCGATTTAATCGAGCTGTAGCCTAACAGTTATAGGTTCTGTAAAAACCTACATCTCGCCTTTAGTCCAGTCCACTAAGAGGTTTGATGTACAAAAAGACTAATCTCGCTAGGGGTCGCTGTCCTAGTTGATGTAAAAAGCTGATGTATGGCAGATGAATTAGATTTAGGTCTGGACACACCAGATCAAGAAGAAATTAATCGAGAAAAATCTCGGAATAAAGGTTTATCCGAAAAAGTTATCCAAACGGCAAAGGAAAGAGATGAGGCTAAGGCTCTAGCTGAAAAAGAAGCAGCAGAAAAAGCAGCAGCTCTCAAGGATGTCGATTTCTATAAGAATTTTTCTACAGTTAGTTCCAAATATTCAGCAGCTACTGAGTACCAAGATAAGATCAAGGAAAAAGTAGGAGCTGGATATAGCGTAGAAGATGCAACAATTTCAACTTTAGTCGCAGAAGGTAAGTTTACCCCTCCGGTAGCACCTCCTGAACCAAAGGGTTCTCCTGCTGGTGGTAGTGCCACAAACACTATCAAAAGCAATACCAAACCTTTGAGTGAAATGACTCAAGATGAAAGACGTGCAGAACTTATGGAAGCTGAGAAACGTGGAGATATTTCTCTGACTTAACTTATAATGATAAGCCAAAATATATAGCAGTTACAGTAAGAAATAGTAACTGGGGGTCATCCTCTGATAATACCTCTGATTTGCTCGTTGCTTATATCAACGACCGAATCAAAGTATTGGAACCTCAATTACAATACGCACGCTTAGGCGTGAAACGAGATGCCCCAAAAGGGTATGATCGTATTTTGTTCCCACAGACTAACCAACTTCCAGTTAAAATCAACACAAGCATGAACACCACTGGTGGCCCTGCTGGTGCTGCAGGTTATGGTTCAGTTTGGGGAGCCGGTGCCTCTATTCAGGGAGGTGCTGCTGCGGATGCTGCTGGTTATCCAGTATCGTCTACAGAAGGTGTGGCCGCAATTACAGAAGGTACTAACCCAAGCTCAGTTACTTGGGGTGCTACCGCCTATAGTACCGGTCCTGCTCAGTATGGTATTTTAGTACAAGTTTCCGATCTCTTGGTTCACGGTTCTGCAATTGAAGTGGTAGATGCAGCTTCAGAAGCCGTCCGTGATTCATTGGCTCGTATGGTAGATACTGTAATTCAAGCAGTAGTTAACGCCGGTACCAACGGTGTTATTTACGCTGGTGGTAAAACTTCCCGTGCTACTCTAGGTGCTGGTGATACTTTAACTCAAAGCGATATGCAGAGAGCGTATAAGTATCTAGCTTCATCTAACGCGGCCGGATTAAAGCCATTTGAAGGTAAATATTATGTTGCTGTGGTTCACCCTCAAGTTGAAGGTGATTTAATGACTAACTCCGCAACAGGTGCCTTTAGTGATGTAGGACGTTATACCTCGGTTGATGATCTTAGAGCCGGTGCTTTGGGTGACTTCCGTGGTATCCGTTATCTCCGCTCCGCTTGGCAGTCATACTTCAACTCAACTGTCCCGGTCTTCCCAACCACTGTGTTGGGGGATCAATCATTTGGTTGGGGCTTCTTCCAGCCACCGACACCTATCTTGACGACAACTCCTGATGCCTTTAACCCATTGAACCTCTACAGTTCAATCGGTGGTAAAGTTACTTTGGGTGTTACAAGATTTGAAGATTCTCCAGGTGTAGTTCGTATTATTCGTTTGGAATCAGCTATCTCCAACTAACGATAGCGTTTTATCTCTCCCCCACAGAGCTTCATATGAGTGGGGGAGGATATATGACACTATCCACCGTCCTTGCCTTCGCTAGAGCACAAGCCTTAACAGACAGTAATGGTCTGACTGATGTTAATGGTATTATTTTTGCTAATGAAGCTCTACAAGATTTTCATAGACGATTAGTTGCATCTGGCGTGGATGCCTCACAATTACAAGAAACCTATCGTGATGGGGCGATAGGAACTGGAACATATCTTTATCCAACGGATATGTTGTTTTTGAAAGCGATTGAACTTAACTATACAAATACCAACCCTCAAGACTATCAGACGGCTACTCAAGTAGATGTTTCCAATCTGCCCTTGGGATCATTTAGTCAGCTTAGAATAAACGCTAGTACGACTAGCCCACAATTTGATGATCGAGGAGATTGGTATGAAATTTTCCCAACCCCCATAAGTGGAAATAATGTTAGTCAGTTAATTCGGTTATTCTATTACTTAAAACCGACTGAATATACTACCGTTGCCGATACCGTGGCTTATCCTGAAAATTTAGATACAACTATCCTAGGTTGGCGTATTGCAGCTTCTTATCTCTATTCGTTATCAAATATCGATGAAGGAAATGCGTTTAATGCTAAGTATGAGGAACGGGTAAAACAATACATCGCAACTCTTAGCCGTGGTTCGCAGCAACCCTTACAGGCAACT